CATCAGACGATAAAGGAAATCCAGTCGTTTCTTTTGCCAGAGAAAGAGTTTTTAAAAACAATCTAGGGCTTAAATGGAAATATTTTGTACACGAAGGGGTGCCGCCAGTCGGGAATAAAAATCTAGCAGTGAATTATATTACTACTTGGAAAGTGGTTCATCAGAGAACAGTCCAAGATCTTCAAAAAGATAAATTTAGAAATCTCAAGATATTCGATGTTCACAAAAACGATCCTGCTAAGTTCGACGCTAGGATGCGTTTCTATTACGGTAAAGAATTGTTTGAAGCTAATCGTCCAATGGACGCGTTTCATGAATTAATGGGCGCGGTCACTGATGAAAAACTTGATCTTCACGATCGTATCCTTGGAATCCAATACGCCTGTATGTGTCTGATTCAATGTAATCAATACGACACGGCGATTAATATCGGACTTCAGGGTGTTCAGCTCATGCCCAATAAGGCTGAGTTTCATACAATGATTGGTGATTCTTATCTTAAAAAAGGTGAGTTGTTAAAGGCTCTGCCATTTTATATGTCCGCTAAATCTTGTCGTGGGCAAGCAATGGCTGGCGACGTTTATGCTGGGCCGACTTTTAATCACACCGACGCCTACACGACTTACCCTAGAAATCAGATAGCTAGAATTTATTTTCATCTTGGTGAGTTCGATAAAGCTAAAGCAGAAGTTGAAGAATGCATGAAGCTTTATAAAAACCAAGAAGCAAGAGAACTATTTAAAACAATTGAATCAGCGATGGAAGTAGTCGCTATTCCAATAGCAGCTAAAGATGTTGATGAGATCGTAATCTCAACACCGCCAACTGGTGCTTATGAATGGGATGAGGAAAAAGCTAAAACTAAAGGGATGGGTGGAAGTGAGACTGCAGCCATTGAGATGGCGAAACATCTTCACAAACTCTCAGGTCTTCCAGTAAAGATTTACAATCAAAGGCAAGAGTCTTTGGTGGCTGAAAGTGGTGTACAATATATTCCTAATAGTAAGCTTAACGAATATCTTTCTAAGCATAAGCCAAAGGTTCATATTGCCTGGAGACACAATACAAAACTAACTAACGCTACTACTTATTTGTGGTGCCATGATCTGACTACTCCTGGATGTGAAGTAATTCAGAACTTTGATCATATGTTTTGTCTATCTCCGTTTCATAAACGTTATGTGATGGCCATGCAGGGAGTTCCAGAAGACAAGATCATTCTGACTAGAAACGGAATTGATCCGTCTAGATTCAAAAATAAAACTGTTGTTAAGAATCCCAATAAAATCATTTTCCCATCAAGCCCAGATCGTGGACTAGATCGAGCTATTAAGATCGTTGAGTTAGCAAGAAAAGAACTCCCAGACCTAGAGCTGCATGTGTTTTACGGGTTTGATAATTTAAGGAAATACGGTCTTGCAGATATGGCAGACAAGTTAGAGAAAATGATCAGCGAGAGACCATGGGTGAAATACCACGGCTTTACTGAACAAAAAGAATTGGCCGTTCACATGATGGAATCCGCTGTGTGGTTATATCCTGCTAATTTTATTGAATCATTCTGCATCACAGTTTTAGAGGCTCTATCAAGCAAATGCTACCCCGTCGCGAGAGATATCGGGGCCCTGCAAGATACCCTAAAAGAAGCACATAACAATGGGATGGCTACGTTATTAGATCTCAACTGTGAGACAGACGAAGAATACGAAGTATGGACTAAAGAACTTGTGAATGCTGTACGAGAAGAAAGATGGAAGGATGTTGATGTTAATCCAGATAAGTTTAGTTGGGAGTCTGTTGCAAAAGAATGGATAGATATTCTTGGATTAAACAAAAAACAGCAGGTCACCGAGTACTTAGAACACGTACTAGAAGGAAGCTATGGCTAATCCTTTTTCGACGGGAATCGCTGGTCAAGCATTAAACACCATGGGTTTTGTTGGCAACAACACAACAGACCACGACCGAGGAATAGGATTAAACACGTTTGGTTTTGTTTGGCCTTCTGCCGCTATTTGGACGAATTTCGCTGACGGCATAACAACTAGTTGGACTAGTTTTTCTCAAGGAGTGACGACAAATTGGACGTCGTTCGCTCAAGGTGTAACCACTACATGGACGGTGTTCTAAATGGACTTTATCGCTCTTCAGAACTTATGCGCTTCATGGCTTGACGACGTATCGTTCGGATACTTCACTCAATCTCAATTGCAGCAATGGCTCAACAATGCCCAGAGAGAAGCTCATAAAAGATTGATCCAGGCTGGAGATAACTACTACACAGTCAACTATCAAACAACGATGGTTGTAAGTCAAACGGACTATGTTCTTCCTGATGATTTCCACAAAGTTTTGAGACTTGAAATTGTTGTGAGTGGGACATCTCCTAATTATGAAATTAGTTTGGTTGAGCCTATTACAATTAATCAGCAGGATTTGTATCCGGCTGGGAATACCACTCCAAGCGGTTACTACTTAACCCAAGATAGAATTGTGCTTGTTCCTCCTCCGGATCAGGCTCTTCTATTAAGAATGTGGTATGCCCACACAGTAACAGACATGTCTTCAAGTACTGACGTTCCAGATGTTCCTGAGCAATATCATGAATACTTGGCAATATTAGCAACTCTTGATGGTCTTTATAAAGACGGAAGAGATCCGACACCATTCTTAGCTAAGAAGGAATATTACGAGACGTTAATGAAGCAAGATGCTCAACGTAGACGCGAAGATCAGCCGAGAGGCATTGTAAGCACTCATGACGAGGGCTTTGAAGTATTATTCTGATAAGGAAATTGGATGGCCTACGAAAAACTCAAGACTGAAAACTATTCAAATTTCAAGGGCATCAACTCTAAGGTCAGTCCTTATAACAACTCACCCGACGAAGTGGTTTCTTTAGTAAATATGGACTTTCAAACTCCTGGTTCGTGGTCGAAGAGACCTGGTACGACACAAATGTCTATTGGGGGAGTTAGTGGAAGAATTACTGGATTATATGAACACACCCAGCTTTCAGGTGCGAGCTATGTTGTGTTTGCTGCTAATACTAATACTTATTACTTATCTGCCAACACGCCGACCGTAATGCAAGGTGGGCTTCAAGATAGCGCCATCACTCAATTCACAACATTTGTAGACAGATTGTTTTTCTACAATGGTGCGAATTTTATGAAGTGGAAGATTGGAAGCACGGCCTTTTTGTTTAGTTTGCCTCAAGCTATAGATATTAAGGGGGCCTCTGCTGGCCTTGGCGGACAGACTCAAGTGTTATGGGCGAGCGCCACACTTAGCTGGTCATGGGGATATATAAACGATAGAGGTTTCCATGGAAGACCATCTAATCCAGTAACTGTTACAACTCAAGGCACAAGCGGTGGCTGGATAACGAAACAATTCATAGGATTAACCTCATTAAACGGCGGAGAAGGGATAACTTTTAGCGATGGTGCTACCTATTTTTATATGCCTATTAGAGCCAGTTATGGAATAGGTTTTACGGTAACTGGATTTACTACATATACAAATGGATCTGGAAGTACATTTGCGACAGGAACAACGACCGGCTTTTATGGCGGCGTTATATATAGGGACTCCGGTCCCAGTACTACTAGATTTAAAGTCGGATATATTCCTTTTCAAAGTTTCGCTAATGGTGGGACGTTCTTAAGCAGCGGCTCGGCGAATTCTGCATTTACTGATGCGGCCGAGTATCCCCAACAAAATTTTCCAGAACCCTCAGTAATTCATTTCACCTTGTTCCCAAGGTGGATGGAAATTTACAATAATCAATTATTCATGACTGGATTTAGTCCAGCGCCTTCTGTTGTTTGGTTTTCGGATCCTGGAGAACCAGAAAATATAGAATCAACGTATAACTTTGAAGTCAGAACAAATGACGCTGACGTTGTCACGGGACTTAAAGCGTATTTGTCTCAATTGTTCATATTCAAACAAAACACATTTCATGCATTGAGCGGCGACAGCATTGATAACTTTTCAGTGAGACAAGTTAGCGATTCTTATGGCTGTGTTAGTGGACGAGCAGTTATCTCTTATGAAAACAAAATTCTATTTCTAGACAAAAAAGGCATCGCCGAATTCAACGGGGCCAATGTTCAAATTGTATCAAATAAAGTTCAGCCCGTTTTTGATCGAATGAACATTTCTGCCGCCAGAGATAATGCGGTCATGATTCATAATAAGCCCAGAAATCAAATCTGGTGCGCCATTCCGGTTGATAGCTCGACAACAAATAATCTCATAGTTGTTTATGATTATCTAAGTGATGGATGGACTACATATGAAAATATCAATGCTTCATCTCTTGCTATGGTGCAATCTAATTTTAACCTGCCTACAGCCATTTACGGGAAATACTCTACGGGAGCGCTGTTTAACTTTGGCGCTAGTTACGCTTCTGATAATGGTACTGGGTTCACGTGCTTAGTTAAGACTCGTTATCTTCACGATCAGGGTGATACAACTCAAAAAATGTTTAGAAGGCTTTGGACTAATATGGACCCAATCACTAGTCCATCAAGCACTTTGTTAATACAAATGTTCGCTGATTATCAGTCTACAGTGTCTGCTACCGGAGCGATTAGTTTATCTAACTTCCAGCAAAGAATAGACTTTGGGGTTTCGGCCAAGTCATTACAAATCCAAATATCTCATTTCAGTGCAACGGATATTGTGAAGATCCATGGGTTTAGTATCGCTCATAGATATTTGAGAGATGTGTAATGGGAAAACTTAAGACACAGTTTAATTTGTCCAATCTAAAAACAACTGACGATCTTGTTAGATTTTTATCTCAAATGACTGACGAGATTTATCAAGTGGTTAACGGACAACTGCAGTTTGATCAGAACTTTGCGACTTCTACGGTAGATGTTAGTTTTACAGCAGCTAATACGCAGGTATCGGTAAATCATGGATTGGGAAGAGTTCCGACTGGGTATATACAGG